TTGATGTGGAGGGCTTCCATCCAAACATCTCAGTCACTAAGGGAAGCCCACGCGCTGGCTACGACTATGCAACAAAAGATGGAGACATCATCCATCAAGACTTCGAACGACCAGAATCAGCAAAGGACAAAAGAGCAGAGAACTACTCTACTATCCTTAACTCAGCAGACGAAGAGGAGTTTTGGAGGAATGCTAAGGAACTTGAACAAGGCCTTGTTCTCAAATCCTACATTTCGATCAGAGCTTACGCCAGAGACACATACGCAGCTAAGGAGGATTCGTACACGACGCCTGAAGGATATGTGTTCAAGCCAGAAATCGTGGCAGGTTTGTCTGAATGGGTTGAGGAATATCTTAGAGGACATACGCTTGGAGGTAAGTTATCTTGCCCGACGCATAGGGGCATCCCCCCGTCGCTCCGCTCCGTTGCGCTACAAGCGCAAGGGGACCCCTGCCCCATGCTTAGGGGCGCCAATTTCACATCTCTACTTGGGGTGTGTGGGCTTAAGTATTGGGTAAACACAGTGCTAATACAGTGCTATTAATACAGTACGCGGTAAATCCCTCATATTATGGGGTCCCACCAGGTTGGGAAAGACAGAGTGGGCCCGATCACTCGGGGCCCACCTTTACTTCGGCGAACAGTGGAGCCAAGATGCTTCCACAAATGCCGACAGAGTGGAGTACGCAGTCTTTGATGACTGCAAACTCAAATATGTGACTAACTGGAAAGGGTGGTTGGGACAACAAAAGGAATTCATCACAACGGACAAGTACAAAGGGAAGAAACTGATCAAGTGGGGCAAGCCAGTTATCTGGTGCTCTAATGAAGATCCACGGGACGAGTTTGGTTTATCAGGACAGGATGTTGAGTGGTTGAATGGCAACTGCGAGGTAATCTACCTCGAAGTCAAATTGTATTAACTACTTCTCATGCCAGTACAGACGGGCAGACCCATCAATTTGTAGAGTATTGGCAGCATTGTTGTTCCCACATTGGAAGAAGTCCATAACGTACACATCCCCCATGCCATGTTTGTTGTTTGTATGCACGTGAGTCTCGATCTCACTACTGCCGGCTTCATCGTCATTGTAGTGGAAGTTTTTGTTGAAGGAATGCCACAACTTCTTATTGTACACTTGGTTCTCGGAGTTCCCGGCGTGAAGGACAGTATACTTGTCGAACTTGACATCGATCTTGTTGGTATCGAGGGTGGCGGTGAAGGGATCAGACCAATCTTGATTGAACACTCCCTTAAACACTAGCGTGTTTGCTGCAGCTCCCACAGTACTAGCGTTGTGGTTGACCCACGTACGAGTAAACCCGTTCGTTCCAGATTCAAACCAGAGAGGGGTAATGGCGGTGACATTGGAGTAAAGGGCAGGGCCCTTCATGCAGAAGACAATACGTCTCCAGTTCCAGGACACACCTCCGTTGGTGGTCATCCTGAAAGTTTCAGCAAAGCCGCGCATGTAGACATCCGTCCGGCTACGATAGTTGCCAATCTCGAAAGATGCACCATCAGACTTATCCATAGCAGTAGGCATATGAATAAATTCATAAGTGACACCACCAGTAAGGACAGGAGCAGCAAAGACCGGAGGGTTGGCTGGGGCCGCCAGATTCGAGTAAAATAGGCGGGCATCGGACTTCTTTTCAGAAGCTGCATTGACGATACGACGTTTTGTAAAAGACTTAGCATAGCGGCGTTTCAGAAGGGGGCGGGGGCGTCGTTTAGTGTAGCGAGACTTGCGCCTCGTGACACGACGACGTGTACGAGTTGTGCGGTAGGCCATTGTGTGTTTGGGGTGAAGAACAGAGCTAAAAAGAGTGGGGGAAAAATTGGGGTATTTATAGTCGGACCAGGACGCAAGACGCAATCAGGGTAATCAGTGAATCTTAGATTACCCTGAAGCGTCCCGATTATGTCAGCATGCCAGGTTTCCGGTTTAACGCTAAGTGCGCTCTCCTTACCTACTCACAGGTGGGGAGCCTTGACGGCCTTCACATTGTCCGACTACTGCACGGACTTGGAGCTAAACTCGTTTTGGGACGAGAAGCTCACGAAGATGGAGGAACTCATTTCCACGCTTTCATCCGTTTCGACAAGCGACCGAATTTTAAAAGAGCGAATTGTTTTGATGTGGAGGGCTTCCATCCAAACATCTCAGTCACTAAGGGAAGCCCACGCGCTGGCTACGACTATGCAACAAAAGATGGAGACATCATCCATCAAGACTTCGAACGACCAGAATCAGC